CAAAGTATGAACCAACAAAATAGTCACAAGTTTCAGTAATATCCGTTTCGTCGATTCTGTCTTCTCTTAACGGTACTTCACCGTTGCCATCGTATTTGGTCCAATCAAAAAATAAACTTCCGCAACTTTCATACAATTGATCTGTTGCGGAAGTTTCTTTTCTACATTGTATTGCTATTTGTTTTAAATGATTAGCTTCATTTAGAAGTCTATCAACTTCTAGCTTTTTGTATTCTTGGGTAATTAAGTTGTAATCAATATCTATATCTAAAGTTTTTAACATCATTTATTTAATTTTAAAAAACGTTTTGTTCGACGACCAATGTCTTTTTTTAGTGCTTCAGTGTTAAGTCTAAAATCTACATCAGTTATTTTTTGTTCAAATTCTTGAAAAAAATCGTCCAATGTCTTTTCAATATCTACCGACTCTTTTTTAGATTGCTTAATATCAATTTCCCAAATCTTGCCATCTTCAAATTTAACAATAATACATTTAATATATTCTAAAGGGAGGTAATCCATAGTTACGGAGTTAAATATTTCCTCCCAATATTCGTCGGTTTGTTCAGGTTTCAGCTGATTCGACACTCTTTTTTGTTACCTTCTTTTTTGTAGGAACAAGAGATTCGGCTTGTTCTCTCAACGCTTTTGCTTCTTTAAATAAAGCATCTGCTTGCGATCTGTATTGTGCTGCTAGTTCTTCATCTGTCAAAACTCCATCTGTTGTGGAAGTTGGTTCAGTATAAAGTTCTTGCGGATTAACAGGTTCTTCGGTAACATTTTCAGGAGGTTGAATAGTTTCTCCTGTTGGTCCTTTAAGTGCTAAATCGGCAACGGTTACACCTTTTTGTTCTGCAATAGTCTTGTTAAGTTCGTCAAGACTAATAATAGTATTATTATTAGGTACCATTTCGATAACGTTTGTTGGTAATTTGTTTAATTTACCAGTTGTATGAAATCCTGCTAACATATTGCGTCCATCAGGCAAGTATGATCTTGACATTGCTTCACCAAATTCATATGCCTCTTGTCCTGCTGCTGATTCCACTACACGAATAAGAGCATCGTGTTCGTCTGCAGATAAATTTTCAGTTTGTACAACTAGGCAGTGATCAGGATCACCTGGAACTACTCTATATGCTACTACAACTTTTCGGCGGTTATTTTTTACCCTACCTACATGTTTTAATGCCATTTTATGCTCCTTCTGCAGCCTCTGTAGCTGGCTCTGGGGTTTCTGGCGGTTGTGCCGCCGCTGCTGCTGCACCTTCTTGTGCTGCTTTTGCTTGTGCTTCAACTTCTTTTAAGAAAGCATCAAGTTTATTATATAATGCTCCAACACTTGCAAGTTCATTTGCTTTAAATGTGCCGCGTTCAGTAGCAAGCTCAATTACTGCTCTTGCCAAAACCAAATCTTGAATGTTTAGTTCGTTTGGATTAGATTGTGTTTGTTCAGCCATATTTTAATTAACTCCTATATTATATATATACTGATTTTTTTAATTATATTTCAAATGTGGACAAGCCAACATAAAGAAACTTAATTCTTTAGGATTCTCAAATCCTATTGTGTAGATGCCTTCAATTCCATTGTTACCATCTAGTTTTATATTTTTGCCTAAGTAGTATCTACCACTTAAATGGTCATTAATCCACTGACAAATAACTTTTTCTAAGTTGTAAACTCTTTTAATACTATGAGTTGAAAAATGAGGCGGACAAAAATCTACCCGCCTTTTTTCAAGTATGTCTAGAACATTTAGTTTCACGCAGCTTCCTCATAATGTGCAGTGATACCAAAAGGTCCTTCTAAATTTTTATTGTGGTTACTATGAATAATAAAAATAGTATCGCAATAATCTGGGTCACCCCAACTATCCCAAGCATAGCCGTCTGTAAACATAATGAACTTTTTAGGCTGGATGTCATTTTCTTTCATATATTCCCAATTAACCATAAAGTCGGTACCACCGCCGCCTAAAATTTCATAATCTGTTAGTTCATCACCACCATCTGCACTAAAGTCTTGTTCATTGTAAACTTTAGTATCAAAACACCAGATTTTAATTTTGTAGTCTTTGAACTCGTCCATAATACCTTTGACTTCTCCTAAAAAGTCTTGTGCTTGTGGATCGCCAATTGAACCACTCATATCTAAACTAATACAAATATCAATAGTTTCTTGAAAGTTCATACCTGGCAGAATAGCACCAGTATGCCAGCTTTTGCGGTTAGGACGTTGGAATGTAAAATCGTTACGGATAGTGCTTTGAATTTGTGAACGTATAAGCTCACGCCAATTCATTTTAGGTTCTGTTAGCTCTTTAATCATGCGCTGAATTTCGCCTGGAACATTGCCAGCACCTGCAGATTGAGCTGCTTGAAGCATGGATTCTTTGATCTCGTCTCTAATTTTACGAAGTTCGTCTTTACTATATTTAGAAGGACCTTTTCCGTCGTCCTCTCCTTTATCTTCCCAATCAATATGTTCATCCAACAATTCGCCTAGTGCTTCTAGCTGTTGTTCGTCATATTTCTCGTACAATTTATCATAAATTTCTTCTGATGTATCTGCATCATATTGAAAGTCTTGAAAACAATCAACAAGTTTGGGTTTTGTTCCAATGCGATCACGTACTAGCAGATTGTTGACTTTATAATCAGCTGAAATATTATACAAATGCGGATCTCTGTCTTCACGACGGTCTAAGTGTCCGTAAACACAATGCAGAATTTCATGTGCAATAACAAACTCAATTTCTTTATTGTCCATTGCATTAAAGAACTGAGTGTTAAAATAAAGATTGCGTCCGTCTACTGCGGCAGTAGGACACCATTCATCTGCTGCAATAATACGCAAACGAGTTGCCATATTACCAAAAAACGGATGACGAAGTAACAAACCTACTCGTGCAATGATAATACGATCAAGTACTTCTTCACGCATTGTAGCAAGTTCATTTTCTGTAATATCTGGATTAGGTTGCCAATTTTTCTTTGGCTTACTAGACGTTTGTTTTACAGACATGTTATCCTCATTTGTTGTTTCAGTATTAATATAACATATTTAAACAATATGTCAACCTTTTCAAAAAAAAATGGGCAGTCGAAACTGCCCATTATGCACCTTATGCAGCCTGTGCAGCCTTGATATACTTTCCATATCTATCATGGAATTCGTCGAAGCATTCTACTTCGTCTGGATCAATAGGTAATGCATATTGTGTTAGTGCAAGTTTGATTCCCATTACAACAAGTTCAGTGTCAAAATTATCCATCGCAAAACGAAGGAAATTATTTACTTTTTTGTCAAATTTGGAATCATTTCTATCTGATGATTCTTTAAGTTCGTAGCAGAGTGAAACGGTTAAGGAATACATAGCACTGATTTCTTTAGTTTTCAACTCTTTTACTTTACCAGATAGAATATCTGTTGGGTTAGGCATGCTAGATGCAATTTTACGGTGAGCCATAAACTTGACACCTGTACCTTCGCCAACTGAACCTGAAACAAGATCTGTTGTAGTTGATTCGTCTAATTCATCATCTAGCAATTCACTTACAAATGCCCAACTACGTGGAGTTGCAAATGAACGGCTTGGAGAACGAGGATCAAAATCATACAAGTCTTTTTTAGCAAAAGTAATGTAGCCAACAACGTCTTTATGCTGATTGTTATCAACAGCCCATTGGAACCAATCATCGAAGCTAACTTCCATTTCAATGTGTACAAAACGGTTTGCTAACGGAGCAGGCATACGATATGTAACGCCTTTGTCTGATTCGCGGTTACCCGCAGCAACAATGATAACATTGTCTGGCAGTTTATATTGTCCTACACGACGATTCAAAATTAACTGATATGCTGCCGCTTGTACAGCAGGAGCAGCTGAGTTCATTTCGTCAAAGAAAACAACAATATTGTCGTATTGTGCAGCAAATTCTTCGTCTGGCAGTTCACTAGGAGACCCCCAAACCATTTTACCCAGGTTAGCATCAAAATATGGAATGCCTTTAATATCAGTTGGCTCCCAAAGAGATAGTCGAATATCGATCAAATGTGAGTTAGGCAAACTATCTGTAATTTGAGCAATAATATCAGACTTACCAATACCAGGAGGACCCCATAAAAAGATTGGACGTTTTTTACTCATTGCATGTTTAATTGCAATTTTCGCTTTGTTTGGACTTAGAGTACGTGTTACTTCCATTTTTGTATTCCTTTTTTAATCAGTGCTATATCTTATATTAGCAACAATTTGTAAGTTAGTCAACCTCTTTATAAAGTTTACGGATTTTAGCACGGTCGCTGTAACCGATGCCTTGTTTCCAAAGAAAGTAGTCAAAATACTGATCACAATCAATATCGTCGTCTTCTGCGTCTGCAAGAAACTCTACTGCCTTTTTCCAGTTACAATCGCAGAACTTCATAGTTGCTGCAACTTGCTTGCGGAACTCTACCAGTGCAGCAGCTTCAGCAGCCGCTTGCTCATTCATAGAGCGATCCATCTCCTCGCAAAGCATGTCCCAGCACTCTTGCTTCTCAGCAGGTGTGTACTCTGCCCAGTCGTCGAAGAAACGCTGTGATGGACGGAAGCCATATGCATCTTTGTGAAGATCGCTAATGATATCGTCGCTATATGTAAACATGTGTGAACCCTCTGTGTTCTGTTGCCCTATACATATAATATAATATATGTTTTATCGATTGTCAACCTTTTTTTAAAACTTTTTTCCCATACCGGGCCAGCCTTCTAATAAGCCTGTATCTTCCCATTTACGACCAGATTCTTGCATATTTAATTCAGGGTACTTTCCTTCTTTTGCGACATACTCATCAACAAAGTTTTTCTCAATTGCATGAAAATCAACAGGAATAGTTTGCATTTCTGTACCTGTCATTGTGGGTACTGGAACCGTAACAACATCTGCCCATACACAATAAATTTCAACACACTTACCTTGATTAATTTTTTGTGTGAGATAATTCCATACAGCATATGTTCTTGCACTCATACCAAATGCATAACCACCACAATAGGCATCAAACGTTGATTTGATACCACCTTTTGCTTGTGATCCACCTAGCTTGTGTATTTCCCCATCAACTACAATAGCGTATACTCTGCCTCGATTGTCTTTAAGAAGTTCTTTTGAAATGTTTGCATCAGGAATTAAAGCAAGTTTTTTATCATGCCCTTCTCTACGTACAAGTTGACCTACTTTAGTCATTGTAGTTATATAATCGATTTGCATAGTGATGCCCTTTTTGTTACCCTATACAATTATATTAACGTGAAATAATTTATTTGTCAACCTTTGATCTTGACATTGCTTTTGTTAATCCATATTTGCGCAAATCTCCACTAAACAAACCAAGTTCAACTGCTTTACGTTCGTTTGTAACCGTAATACTTCTATTTGTTAGGTAATATGGACAATCAATAAATTGATCTAAAAAAATAATTACTTGTGTAGTTAATGGCATTTCTCTAGGATATGGTATATCATAAGTTGCTAATCCTATTTTTTGCACTACATCAAAGCCTTCTTGTGTAAGTCTAAGTCCACCCACTTTTTTGTCTCTAGTATTATACCACCATAAAGGCATCATTGCTTTTACATTTTGTTCGTTAGTGCTTTGTCCTAATTCACGTAAAAACAACTTTGTAAAAACTAGTTTGTTTGACATTAGATTTTTTCACCAGAAGTTAGTTTATAAACACTAAAATCTTCTGTTTTAAACATGCTATTAAGTTTTTTTGCAAGATTATGTGCATGTCCAGGATTAGAAAAACTTGTTTTCTTATACTTAGGACCAGGATAGTTTGTTAAAGAATTTGAGCTTTTTAGATTAAAAGGTTTATCTTGGTAGAAAACTGCCCAAATTGCTTCAGCATCTAAAACTTGCTCACATTTGTAAGTTGCAGGGTTAGTATATTCTAATTTAATAGTAGGCTTTGGTCTGCTCATATGCGTATCCTTTAATATAAACTACGCATATATTTATCTCTTTTTAGTTAACAGGGAGTTTATTTCCACTCCCCAGAGTCCATACTAATTTCTATTATTTGATCTTGATTAAGTTTTTCTATTTGTTCTGATATAATTTTTTCTAAATCACCATTTAATCTTGCCATTACCTCTCCTAAAGTAAAGGCAAGATTTTTAGCTTGTACAATATCTAACTTAACTTCTCTAGCTCTGCTTGCTTCTGCTTGCTTGACCTGCTGAAAAAATTGCTGAATACTGCTAGTATTAATTGGATCGGTTGGCATTAGCTAATGCTACTTTCATTTCTAATTCAGTTTTAAAAGGACCCATAAAGTCATTACGTTCGATAGTAATTAATTTAGGACAAAAACTTTTCAGCCAGTTTACATTAAACTTTACTAGATAATAACCGGCACAATATACCGACTTAGATTTTTCACTTTTAGTAAAAAGAGGTAGTTTTCTTTGAATGTCAAACATACTATTATATGGAATACTTCTAGTAGGATACCCGTGAACTTCTTTTTCTTGTTTTGAGTTGGTATCTGTAATGTTAGCAATTAGGAAATTTTTACCAAATTGTTTTTTTAATTGGTGTTCTGATTTGTAAACATCTACTTTACCTTTGCTAGAAATAACAAAGCCGTCGTCCTCTTTACTAAGTGTACCAATTCGCACACCTTCTTCTTCAACAATCCAAAATTTATTTGCTAAAACTGGTTTTGCTTTTATTGTCATTCATACCTCGCTTGTAATGGTTCTGCATATTGTGCAGCATTATCTGCAATACGCTGAAGATCCCAACGGGCACAAAACTTCATTAGTCTCATACCAACTTGTGATACATTCTTGCTATCTGCTGATTGGATAGTGTTATTTATTTCTTGTCTAATGTGTTCGGGCTGTGCAGTCAAGTCACACAAGGTAACATTGCGTGTATAATCATCCAGCACACGATGTTCTACACCTTCGTGATCTACCCAACGCTGTAGCATCATATTGTTCCAGTTATAACCTTTTGTTTGTTTATCTGCAAATGCTTCTTGCAATCCTACTTTGTTCTTTGTGCCTTTTTTACGAACACCAGGATATGCACTAAACACATTGTCACTAGTGTCACCACGCATACACTTCTCAAACAACATAAATGCTGGATTAGGTGCTTCTTTAGGTTCTTTAGTTTTCTTATCTAATACAGGTGAACCTTTGTCATCAAAGTAACCTTCATGTGTAATAGTAGTATTACTAACACCGTTGTATTGACGTACATTGGGTGCAATTAATTGTGCAAAGTCGCCATCTGTACTAATAATAACATGGCCATCGTTAGGATGATTTTGTATCCAACCTGCAACCAAAGCATCTGCTTCTAGTACAGGATTATGCAAAACGGTGCAGTTAGTCTTGTCTGTAACAAACTCTTTAAACTCATCAAAGATTTCCCAAAACACTTTATCTTCTTCTGCTTCACGTGGAGTAAGTGCATCACGTGCTTCTTTGCGATTGCGCTTGTAAGGCTCATAAAAGTCCTTACGCCAACTGCGTCCTTCTAAGCAGAAAACA